TGCAGATGCGAAGAACAGCGTCTGAATATCGCGCGAAGTACAGCGCCCGAAGCAACGGAGGTATCACATGGCTTTTACACGATCTTTTCTGAAATCGATGGGCTTGAGCGAAGAACAGATTCAAGCAGTCATCGACGCGCATCTGGAAGTGGTGAACCCGCTGAAAGAGGACAGGGACAAACTGAAGCAGGACGCAGCGAACGCAAGCGATTTGCAGAAAGAGCTTGATTCGCTCAAGAGCGGCGAAGACTTCAAAGCGAAGTACGACGCTGAACACAAAGCTTTCGAAGACTACAAGAACGAGATGAAAGCACAGGCTGAACAAGCGAAAGTGCAAGCTGCGTATCGCAAACTGCTCGCGGAAGAGAAGATCAGCGAAAAGCGGCTCGACGCAGTGTGCAGACTGACGGACTTTTCGAAGATGCATCTCGACAAAGACGGCAATCTGACAGATGTTGACAAGCTGCGTGAGAGCATTAAATCTGACTGGTCAGACTACATCACAGACACCATCGTGAAGGGTGCTGACGTAGAGAACCCGCCGAAAGTAGCGAAAGCGACGATGACGAAAGAGGACATTTTGAAGATCAAAGACACGTCCGCACGTCAGAAAGCGATCGCTGCAAACATTGAATTATTCCATTAAAACGAAAGGATGAAAAAACATGCCGAACGCTGTTGAGACTATGACTACTCCTCGTTCTGCGCTGCCGAATGTGTACACAAACGTCAACGCTCGCGAGATCGATTTCGTAACTCGTTTTGACCGCAACTGGGACGCTCTGCGCGACATTCTGGGCGTGATGCGGCCTATTCGCAAGACACCCGGCACGAAGCTGGTGAGCTACACTGCTTCTGCCGCTCTGGAAGGTGGCACTGTTCCTGCTGGCGCTGTTATCCCCTACAGCAAGGTGACAATCGTCGAAACTGCGAAGAGCGATCTGTCGATTAATAAATACGCGAAGGCTGTGCCGATCGAAGACGTGAACCAGTACGGCGCTGAGATCGCGATCGAGAAGAGCGACGACGCTTTCTTGGTCGAGCTTCAGAACACTGTGCTGACCAACTTCTACACTTTCTTGAACACTGGCAATCTGACTGGCACTGCTGCTACTTGGCAAGCTGCTCTTGCGAAGGCGAAGGGCGCTGTGCTGAATAAGTTCAACACGATTCGCCGCACTGTGACTGACGTGGTCGGCTTCGCGAACGTGCTGGACTTCTACGACTATCTGGGCGCTGCTGACATCACTGTGCAGACTGCTTTCGGCCTGACCTATGTGCAGAACTTCATGGGTTACAAGACGCTGTTCCTGCTGTCTGCGCCTGACATCGCCCGGAACACTGTGCTGGCTACGCCGATCGAAAACATCGATCTGTACTACATCGACCCGTCTGACAGCGATTTCGCGAAACTGGGCTTGCAGTACACTGTCGAAGGCGAAACCAACCTGATCGGCTTCCATGCTCAGGGCAACTACAACACTGCTGTCGGCGAATCTTTCGCTCTGATGGGCATGGCTCTGTGGGCTGAATATCTGGACGGCATCGCGAAGATCACTGTGAGCGCCACCTGATGTATATCGTACTGAACACGTTTTACGACCTCAAGGATTGTGAGCATCTGTACAACGCCGGGGAATCATATCCCCGGGACGGGTACACGCCCACGGACGAGCGGGTGGAAGAACTGCTGACGGAACGCAACAGGATGGGAAAACCCATGATTCAAGCCGTTCCCGAAAAAGACGGGGAAACCCCCGACCAGCAGAAGAAACCCGCCAGAAAGGCACAGAAAAGCCGTAAAACGCAGGAATAAACAGGAGGGAAATCATGCTTCAGCAAGTGTGCGAATATCTTCATAATTATTTTATCAAAGAGCCGCACTGCGGTTCGTTCAGCATCGCTGACGGCATGATTTCTCTCGACTTTTTGAAAGATGGTCAGCGCTTCTGGATAACGAACAGCGACTTGAACGACGGCGTGTACACTTATCACGCTGACGGCATCAAGAACGACGACGACACTGATGCGGCGGGGCTTTCCGATGAAGATTTTAACGGCACAATCTGCGCAATGGCTGTTCCTCCCGCAGTCGTTGCCCTATCGGGAGAGATCAATCAGTGGGTGGAAAAATACAGTGACGTTGTCAACAGCCCATATACAAGCGAGAGCGTGATCGGCGTGTATTCGTACGAGAAAGCGCGCAATTCGCTTGTCGGCGGCGGTAATTCGATGTTTTCGTGGCAGGAAGTGTTTGATAAGCGTCTGAACCGGTGGAGGAAGGTTAGTTTATGAGCTTGCTTGACAGCATGATGAGCAAATGCACGATGATCGACAAGCGCACAGTTTCTGACGGCGTTTTCGGTGTCATCGAGCAGTGGGTTGATGGTGCTTCGTTTGAAGCGACAATCATCAAGGACACAACAACAGAAGCACGTCTTGCGGAAAAGCAAGGCGTTTCTGAAGTCTATACAGTCGTCGTGCATAAGAATGTTCCGCTGCGCTATCACGATGTGATTCGCAGAGAAAGCGATCAGGCGATCTTTCGCATCACGTCGAACATCGCAGACAGCGAAGCGCCGGACGCGAGCAGCGTCAAGATCGGCAAAGTGTCTGCCGAAAGGTGGGCTTTGACATGACATCGGCTGTGCAAGCTCTCAGCGAATGGTTTTCGCAATTTGAACTGCCTGTGTATCTGAACAGCGATGTGCCTGACGAAGCAGAGCTGCCGTACATCACGATTCCATTGAGTTTTCCTGAGTACGATAAAAAAGCTTCGTTCGCGATTCAGATATGGTACAGAACACGAGCGAACGTCGAGCTGCTTGCAAAAGCTGACGAGATCGTCACCGCTGTCGGCAGCGGCGTTCGCATCGAAACAGATCACGGATGCGTTGTGCTGTACCCCGACACGCCGCTTGTGCAAGTGCTTGTCGACGGCGATTACAGAAGCGCATACATCAATCTGTCATTGAACTCTTATCAAATGCCGGGTGTGTAAACCCGGAGAAAGGATGATCATATGAGCGCGCCCGGTTTGACTTCTCCTATTCGCTCTGAAACTTTTCAGAAGCTCCAGTTGAACGCTGGCATCTTTCTGAAGAATCTTGACTATGCTTCTATTACTGATTCTGATGCGCTGAAGACTGCGATCGCTGCTGCTATTACTGCTGGCACTACGCTGCTCGGAGCTACGCGCGGCGGCGGTTCTTTCACTGTCACCCGCGAGATTCGTACACCCGAAGTGGACGGTATGCGCTACGGCTTCGTCGGTGCTGACTTTGTCGATTCTGTTGACGCGAATCTGTCTACAACGCTGGTGGAAGTGACACCTGACAACATTGTCGCGACGCTCGGCAGCGCGGCTGCTACAACCAGCGGCAAAAAGACGACTATCAAGATGCACACAGCGATTCAAGATTCCGACTACATCAGCTCTCTGACATGGGTCGGCGATCTGTCTGACGGTCGCCTGGTGGCGATCACGCTGAAGAACGCTTTGAACACTGCCGACTTCACGCTGACGTTCACTGACAAAGGCGAAGGCACTCTCGCTGCTGAGTTCCATGCGCGTCAGTCGAACGTTAACGATTACGACAACGCGCCGTTCGAAGTGGTGTTCTTCGACAAAGCCGCTTAACACGAATCATGGGGCGGGGGTTATGCCCTCGCCCCGTATTTTATATCGGGAGGATAAAACATGAAAATCTCTGACATGACGAACGATCAGGCGACAGAAACTTTGATTCGACTGTCTGAGCCGATCGCGAGTATCTGCGACAATGATGAATTTGTTGATCTGCTGACGGAAATGTCTCGGTACAGCGAATTGCCGCGCGTGAAATCGTTCGGAAAGATTCTGCCGAAGCTGGTCGTGTTCGCGCTGAAAGAACACAAGCGTGATGTGTATGAGATCGTCGCAGCGCTGCGGCTTGTGCCTGTTTCGAAGCTCGGCGCGATGAACTTCAAAGAAACTGTCGACGAGATCAAAAACAGCTATGACGAAATTCTGCGTGATTTTTTTACATCGTCCGCGCGTGTGAAAAAGAGCGCCGGAAACGAATAACTGTTGTTCTTCAGCAGTATGGTTTTCACGGCGTTCGTGCATTTGCGCGGCTGCTCGAAGACGATTTCAGACAGACGGCGTATCAGGATTACACAGCGACGATGAGCAAGATTCTGGCAGAAGCGTTCGTGCAGTTCGCTGGCGCTGACTGGCACGCGCCGTCATTCATCGACATCGTATATCCCGAAAGCAAAAAAGATGAACCGACAGCAGAAGAAATCAAAGATCACGTTTTGTCGCTGTTGCAGTAGTCAGAAAGGAGAAACGCTTTGGACGTATTTACTCTCTCTGCAAAACTGATTCTGAATACGGCAGATTTCAATACAAGTCTCCAAAACTCAGAGAAGAAAATGAGTACTTGGGGCGTGACGCTCGGCAACCTTGCTTCTCAAGCCATTACAAAAGGCGTGCGCGCGATCACGGATTTCGGCAAGTCGACAATTGAAACTGGCGCTGACTTCGAAGCGATGATGTCTGAAGTCAAAGCTCTTCGTCAAGACGCGACTGCTGAAGAGTTTGACAAGCTGTCGCAGAAAGCGCAGGAGCTTGGCGCGTCTACAAAGTTCACTGCTACAGAAGTCGCTTCTGCGTTCAAATATATGGCGCTTGCTGGCTGGGATACCGACGAAATGCTCGCTGGCATCGATGGCGTACTGTCTTTGTCTGCTGCGTCTGGCGAAAACCTCGCGCAGACAAGCGACATCGTGACAGACGCGCTGACAGCATTGGGTCTTACAGCAGACGACACAAATCATTTTGTCGATGTTCTTGCCGCTGCTGCTGCAAACTCAAACACGACTGTCGGCATGATGGGCGAAGCGTTCAAATATCTCGCTACGACAGGCGGCGTTCTCGGCTACTCTATCGATGACGTTGCTACCGTTCTCGGCTTGCTCGCCAACAACGGCATCAAAGCGTCTCAGGCTGGCACGTCGATGCGTCAGATTTTGAACTCGTTAGTCGCGCCGTCTGACGAAGCCGCTAAAGCGATGAGCGACCTCGGCATTTCGCTTTTCGAAGAAGGCACAGACAAGGCAAAGCCGCTTCTGCAAGTGCTGCAAGAGATGCGCAGCGTGTTTCAAAACTCAAACTTTGACCTTGGCGGCAAGTCAATGGACGAAGTGCAGTCTCAGCTTGCAGAGGTTGACGCTTGGTATGACGAATGGAAGAAAAAGCTTGAAGAGGGTGGCGGCGCTGCGGATTATCTCGGAAAGCAAATAGACAGCAAAGAACTTGAAAAAATGTACAACGAGAAGCTGCAAGAAGTAACGAACTTCAACGAGCAGTTTCTTGGACAGCTTTCTTCGATCGGCGGTCTTCGCGGTATTTCGTCTCTGCTGGCGATTATGAAATCGACAGACGATGATTTCAATCAGCTTGTAACGTCCGTCGAGAACAGCAACGGCGCTGCTCAGAGCATGGCTGGCACGATGCTGGACAATCTCAAAGGCGACATCACGATTCTTAATTCTGCAATCGATGGTTTGAAAATCCTTGTTTCTGAAGATTTCAACTCTTCTTTCCGATCATTCGTGCAAACGCTGACAGGCGGCGTTGGCGAGATCAGCAAGAGCTTCAAAGAAAGTGGTTTGGTCGGGCTGATTACCACGTTTGCCGAAAAACTAATCGGCGGCATTGCTGACTGGCTGGTGAATAACCCGGAAAAGGTCACGAAAGTAATCGAATCTTTGATCAAAATAATTACTGATACTGCTCCGAAATTAGCTGAAGCGTTTATCGCCGTACTAAAAAATCCAGATTTATGGGTAGCGCTTGGCGATATGTTCAAGGATATTTGGAATATTATAACAGGGAAACCAACAACAGCAGATATTGACAGAGCAAATAAAAGCGCAGAGTATAAGGCGAAATCTGGCGAAGAACTGTATTCAGAGTTGAAAGATGTTTATGACGCAGGTGGCGATGTCGGCAAATATATGCGTGAAAAATACGGTGAACTCGCAGAAAAATATGTTGATTCCGTATTGAACGCTTTTTCTGTTGAAACAACAGGGAAAACAAAATCGGGGAAAACTCTCGCGAATCCAGAAGGAATGATCACTTCTGCGAAAGCATCTTTGTCGAACTTGATCACCGATTATGAAAAAACATCTGACAATATAAATTCAAAAGCAAATAATGTCGCAGACGCTTTTGATAACGTAAACTCTGCTGCACAGAACGCCGCTGAAGCAATGAATAGTATTCCGTCATACAGCCCGGATGGCTCACATGCAAAAGGCGCATGGAATATTCCGTATGATAATTATTATGCGCGTTTGCATCGCGGCGAAATGGTGCTTACATCGTCTCAGGCGCGTCGGTATCGCGACGGCGACGGCGGCAGCATGAATCTGAGCGCACTTACGAGCGCTGTCGTCAACGCTGTTCGTGAGGGTATGGCTGGCGCTGTCGTGCGTTCTTATCTCAACGGAAAAGACGTTACTGACGATGTTGCTCGGCGCATGGGCAACGCGATGAAATCTCAGAGGTACGCGACATGACGAGCAGATATGAAGTAACACTGAATGACAAAAAGCTGTCGAGCGTCAACAAGAATCTGCTGATT